ACACTAAGTGTATTTGCTATGTTGCCCCAGTTAGCACTATTGCTAATTAGGTCTGTACTTACCAACATTGTCGGTTGAGTACCAGTTGTGTTAACTGTAATTCTTGCCATTTGATTTCTCCTTGTGTTAGGCTTTAAGTATTAAATTCCATGCGTAATAAACTGAATGTCCAAGTATGTTTCTCTGCTTGTGTAGGACCATACGATCTTACTTGGTCAAAGTCACGTTGAAAATATCCATCCATTAGCTGTTGTCCGTCATCCTTTAATGCAACTACAAGATTTGCTATAATAGCATTTACTTGTACATTGTATGGATCATCTTGGTAGCTTACATATGTTACGTTAAATTCATCAAATGCATGATAAATTGAACCACAATATTGTATACCTAGTTGATGAGGATTACGATTATTGGTATGTACATCACTTACATAGATACCATAGCGAACCTTTTCACTGTTGCTAGGGAAGTCACTGTAAATTGGTATATTCCAAGCTGAAGGAATATCACGCTTTAATACGTCACTGATTTGTGTTTCATTGACTAGTGGAGCGTTTGGTACCAATAATGTACTAACAGCCATTAGAAATATCTCCTATCTCCGTTGAAATAATCAACGTCTGCTGTCCAATTTTCTTCAAGTTTTGTTGTTGGTCCGTTAGGAGCATCCTGATATAAATCATAGAAGTTCATAAGTTGCAACGCTTTAGTCCATTCGTTTTCGCAACGCTTTTGTGCGAACTCATAATTTTGCATATCAACCTCATTCATGTTTGATACATCTGTTACTAAGCTTTCGTAAAAAACTAAGATAGCACCAAATGTGTCTAAACGAATAAGTGTTTGATCGTTCTTTATAAGTTGACTTGGATTAAAACTTGAGATTAATTGTCCATTAGGTAGATTAGCATAATAGTAAGCACCAAGTACTGTGTCGCAGTATTTCTGCCACCAGCCAAACTCTAACTTGTATAGCCACTCTTGTGAAGCAACTTTGAAGTATGGAGCCCAATCTACATCAAGTGCAGCCGCTCTACGTTCCGCTGCCGGATCGTAAAACTGTACGTCTGCTACTGTTGCATTTGATATTCTTTGATATGGTACCGACATATTATATTTTCCTTAGACATTGATTGGTAGTGTTTAGACTACCAATCATATTCATATTACTGCTGAATGTTAATCGCTCCGCCTCTACGCAAGTCACCAACGCCAGAACCGAAGTATCCGACACCAGTTAACCAAACTTGCAATCCACCTGGTACTTCACCAGACTTCAACTGCAATCCTTCTTTCATAACAGTGAACAATGCACTGTCGCCGAAGTATGCACCAACCAATACTGATTGTGAAGCTACACCTAGGAATGTACGACTTGATGTCTGCAAGAATGTAGTGAACATAACCATACAGCCATAAACACTTTCAATCTTACCAGTAGCCAACAACTCATTACCAAGAGCTGATAGGTTAGAACCACCAGATTGTGATACTGCACCACCAGTTAACTCAGCCAATAGACGGTTCAATGAACTACCTGTTTGACCTGCAACTGCACCTTCTGCATCACCATTGCTATCTAAAACGATAACTGGTGTGCCAGGCATACGAGCAACCTTAAAGTTTTGCTTGATGTTACGAATTGTACCTAGAACTGTATTATCACTGAAGCCAACAGTTGCGTTAGCCAATGCATTGCCAGACTCCGCTAATTCCATAGCGCCTAATTGTAAGACACGTGGGAATCCGTCTAGTGGAGTAGCTGTGTATAATGTGTTGCCTGGTGTTGCTTTGAAGCTTAAGAAAGCCGCTGTAACACGCTGGTCTACCTTTTCAGCAAAACTCTCACCTAATTCAGCACCTAGCGTTGCAGCCAATGTGAATGATGTAGTCCAGCCGTAGAAGATATCAAACGCTGTTTGTGCAACTGCTGGAGTTGCTGTAATTGTACCTTGACCCAATGCTGGATTCTGTACTGTAGCATTACCTGTACCATATGTACCACCAGTGCCGTTAGCATTGTAGTCTTGGTATGTGATAGGAGCAAAGTTAGGTACTAAGAATGTTTGACCTTGTGTAGGTGCAACAACATTAGTGAAGTTAACTAAACCGTTGGATTCGTGCATAGCACGTAGTGCGAAGTTGCTGATTGCTGTTGTGAAGCCATCGCCTTCATTATTTGGACCGCCGAGAACATAAGCCATGATTATTCCTTTATATTATAAGTTGGCATTTAGAGCACTTTACGACTTGAATTAGATACTGTCGCTGTTACACCTAGACCTTTTAATCCTACTCCCTTACCTAAGCCATTTTTATTAGCCCAAGCATTGAATGCAGCCGGGTCACGACTGTAATCAGGAATAGATTCCTCTAGTGCACCAGTGAAAGAACCTTGTCCAGGTCTTAAACCAGATCCAGAATTAGAATTGCTCTGTCGTAGTAGTTTAGGATTACCCTGAGCTACTTCTTGTACTAATCCTTGGATACTAAGTGGCATACCATCACTACCATAACGCTCTTGACCTTTTTGATTTACAATAGCATATGTGCCATCGTCATTCCATTGAATATTGTTTTTAACTTTATTCAAGGCATAATCAACTAAGTCAGTATCAAATCTGTCACCCATTGCTCGCTGAATATCGCTGTCAAGTTCCTTCTCACGTAATGCTTGCTCTTTACGAGCAAGATTTTGTGAAAGCTCATTGAAGCGTTCATGCAAATCATTAGTTGTGACACGACCATTACCTTGTTGCTTTGGTTGTTCCACTGGCTGTACGTTGCCACCGTTATTGTTTTGAGCTCCTACTCTTGCCATATAAGCTAGTGCATCTTCTACTGATTGAAATTGTGTTCCACTTGCATTAGATAGTGCATTTAACAATGACTGAGTTGTGCTTTTACGAATAGCACCAGGATTAACGTTTTGCTCTCCTGCTTCACCACTTACGTGATCCTGTGCAGTAACAGTAGCTTGATCGTTGCCAACGAATGCGGATGTTTGATCCATTTTAATTGTTTCCTTTATTGTAACGTAATAATCGTATTATGTATTTATACTAACTCTAACAATGGGTGCTTTTAACGCCCACTGTTTATGCCTTGCAACATAACTGGAGCAACTTGTGCTGTATAGTATGTTGTTCCTACATCTGTAACTGGAGTACCTGCACCACCTAATATAGTAGTGTTGTCTCCATTTTCTTCATTTTCATATTCACTATCATCTTCACCATACTGCTCATGCTCTGGTATCATTGAAGGTTCTAAATCTCTGCTTAGTACTTGATCGTTTTCTTGCGACATTAAGTCTTTCAAGTCACTATCAGCTATAGTTTTAATGTAAACGTTTTCGTATTCTGGTATAGCTTCTGCTGGTGATAGCATAGCAATAACTTCTTTTGTTATCAATGCTTTTACAATTTCATTATCACCAACTAGTTCGCTTGCTGACTTGATTAACGCCATGCGATAGTTTGTATCGTGTGCTTCATAGTCTGTATTGTAATTGACTTCACCTGCCCAACGTTGTTCCATAAAACGTGCGGCATAAGTCAATATCATTTCTTCTGTAACTTCCATCAATCTAGCTTTACTCTTAGCTAAACGATGTAGTTGTTTGCGTTCTTCAATGATAGCAACACCGGAAGCAATTTGGTTCTTAGTATTACGCAAGCCACCTAAACCTGTTAGTGCTTCAATTTGTTCTAATATGTTATTCTGTGCTTCAATGATCCTAGTAACATCACCTGTATCAATTGGTATAGCTTCAATTTGACCTTCATTAGCACGAACAATAGCACCGGCGTGTACTGGAATACTAATGCCCTTATCAGCACGAATTAATGTATGTGCAAACTGTAATGCTGTGTACTTTTCACACTCTAGTTTATAGTACTCACGCATTGCATCTGTTGCACTATCAATATCGCTTACGCCCAAATCAATAGTTCTTGGGTCACGACGACCATATGCCATGAATACTGGAATACTCATACCAGGTGGGAAGGTTCCTTCACCGATTAATTTAGCTGGTTCGTTTTCTTTTGTTGGAGCTTTAGGCACTTCATAGCTTTTCCAATATGATGGAGTTGTTGCATCGCCCAAGTGATAACACTTGATGTAGTAACAATCTGTTTCTTCCATCTCTTTGACTTTAACATACTTGAGCATTGGTCTGCCACCGTAATAGTCAAACTCCCAATCCCATACATCTAATGGGCTGATAGCACAAACATATGGGCGACCAAGATTACCTTGGTTCATTTGTGGCATATCAACTGCAACCCAGCAATGACCAAAGATACTTGTTAAATCGCCTACGCCTTCCATAAAACTTGTGAACGTACGATTAGTTAAGTCAGCATCTAAGCTAAACAAGTCAATCCATTCATTAGTTTCCGGAGCAATTGCGGCACCTTGTGGTGTTGCAAATTGCAAGTTACGTTTAACGCCTGGCTCAAACAATACATCATTAATAGTATCAACAATGTAACGACAAATAGGTTGTGCTACTGTATTGTTTACTAAGTCTTGCCAGAGTGTTGAGTCCTCACTTGGTCTTTTCTTGCGTACATATTGTTTGAAGGCGGTGCCCCCAAGATATGCGTATTGATAAGCTAACATCTGGTTATAGATGCTAGAATATATTGGATTACGTTTTAATAATTCACCGTTGTTCATATTTTGAGTTCTCTTTGAAATTGTGGGCACAGCATAATGTATTTATTCATTTTGGTTTATGTTTACATTTCTCGTTATGATTTCTTGCTATCATATTATCACCCTCTGTTACACCGCAGTATATACAAGTTTTTTTAGGTCTTGG